GCATGGTTAGCCTTGGCTAACTAGACGCATGTACATGTGTTCATATGAACAAGTGTTCATATGTGAGTGCACTGAGTTAGCCGAGGCTAACCGCGGACGCGGAGACGGACGCGGAGGCACCTCTTTATCGCTTTAACTCGTTAAAGCGATGTGGCCGTGGAAGAAAAAATAAAAATAAAAAATTTTTAAGAAAGAACGAAAGTTTACTTTCGTTCTGCGGACGCGGATGCCCTTTAACGCTTTACTGCGGTGAAGCGTTAACACTTTAGCATGGCAAAGTGGTAGTACGTTAGCACTTTAACGCGACGAAGTCTTGCTGCTTCACTACGGTGAAGTGTTAGCGCTTTACTGCGCTAAAGCGCTTTAACGCTTTAACACACTAAAGGGAGGGGGGTACTTTGTCACAGTACTTTAACACTTTAACGCGCTAAAGCGTTGGCCTGCTAAAATTCCCCAGAGCCGCGAAAATTCCAACCTACCTCCCTCCTCCCTGCCTCTAAAAAAATGAGCCGGAAACTTGACAAACTCGCCCAAATCTGATATACTATATATAGGACAGGGGATAAACCCTACTGGAGGATTTTAATGAGCGAAATACTTGACTTCTCGGTATACAGTGATGTAGACCGCACCACCTACATAAAAAATAAAATTGCCGACCTGGGCCGCAATCCCACTACCAAGGAGTTGGACTTATGGAGTAACTACATTCTCTACGGCAAAAACAGTATCACGGGCCGCAGCGTAGTAGACGACGGCCTGGTGGAAATTCCTACCAAATACGGCAGTTACAAGAAAAAGAAAGATAAAAACCTTTCCCTTAACGAACTCCTCGAATCCCCCACGTTTTCCGAATCAGAGGTCCAGCCGCTGGCAAAACCCATCTACACTACGCCCAAGCCCAAACTCGATCCTTCTCTTGAAGTACTAGAACCCCTTCGGGATGAAATTGCACGGCTTGAGGACCGTCTTAAGCGTGCCGAAGCGGAACTGGCGGCCAACCCAAGTACGGCCTCTCTCACGGCTACTCAAGTCTACCACTTGCGTCACGAAATAATATCGCTCAAATCGCAACAATATATTGTCCAGGATAGCGTCGCCCCCATCACCATGCTGCGCTCAACACCCCACTATGCCGACCATACGGACAATTTCGAACTCACCGTGTGGCCGCTGGGCCTTAAACTCGACAACAGTGCCCTTTGGACTGACCCACGCAATGCGGACGAAACCCATTGGGATACATACAAGGACGATAGTATCGCCGGTCCCATCCTCGACTTCACCAATCCTTCCCACATCTACGCTATCGTGGAGAATTGGCAACTCCTCCAGGCGGCCGCCTCTAAAAACGGTACTTCGGACGAATGGTATATCCTTGAGACGTTCCGCTACTATGCGGACCGGGCCGACCTTAATCCTACGCGGCGCGCCATTCTTCAACTTAAAACGGCCGAAGTAAAAAATGCGGCTATACGGGAGTACATAAACTCCCACTTTGGTACGCACTATAACGAAAACTATATCAGTACCATATACTGCGGCAACATATGTCCTCTTATTGCGGCAGAAGCTCAACTCCACTATCAAGAGTGGTTACAAAGAGGTAGGGAGGCCGCATGGAAAAGATGCCCTACCTGCGGCCGCTGGAAACTCCGCAATTCAGACCAGTTTGGCCGCAAGCGGGGCGCAACAGACGGTTTATCTTCCTCTTGCCGCCGCTGTAATCGAGAAAAAGCACGGAGGGCCAAGTAATGACAACAAAACTAAAAACCAAAATATGCGGCAAATGCGGCCAGGAGCGCGAATTAAGCGCCTTCCCCCCAAGCAATGCCACTTTCGGGGACGGCACCGGCACTTTCCCCTGGTGCGGCGAATGTCTTGAGGCGCATTTTGCGGCCTTCTTGGACAAAGAACCCGATGCCGCATGGAATGAAATGGATAAGGTATGCCGTGAGGCCAATCTCCCATTCCTCCCCAACCGATGGACTAAACTCTATCTAGCACTGAAAGCAAGGGCGCCCGCCCAATACTTAACCCTTCTCAAGAAAACAGGTTCTTACTCTTCTCTTGATTGGAAAGAGCAAAACGCTAAATGGGAGGAACTGCGGGCAGCGGGCCGCATAGGCGAAATTCACGAGGACTTTAACGCGGACGAGTTAAAAGCCTTGCACGACCGCTGGGGTAAACAGTATAACGAGGACGAATTGCGTCAACTCCAATCCATGTTCGATGGCATAAAGAATTCCTTTGGCGTGGGCGATACCGTTGGAGAGGACAATGCGCGCAAGCTGGCAATGTTGAGTTTGGAAATTGATAAGTGCATTGCAAGCGGCGGAGCGGGCCTCGATAAACTCATTACCCCCTACAACAAAATCCAAGCCAATGCGGGCTTTACGGCAGACAATACGCGCGATATGAACAGTTTCGAGTCGGTAAGCGAACTTATGCTCTATATGGAGAAAACTGGTTGGAAGAAGAAGTTTGTCACCGATGTGCCGCGCGACCTAGTGGATCTGACAATAAAAGACATTCAGGCGCATAACACAAGACTGTACAAGGGCGAATCCACCATGAGTGACCAAATAGACGACAAACTCAAAGCTATCATGCGCGTAGAGGAACTGGAAAACCGCAAGGCTGAAGAGGAAAGCGACTCCTACTTCGATGAAACCTACCTCGCGCGCGACGATATCTTACTGCCCGGCCTAGAAGATAGCGCCGAAGAAGAAGCTGAAGAATTTAAAGTTGATTTAGAGGGGGTGGGATTATAAAATGGGTTTTCAACCCGAAATTGAAATTCCGAAGAATGTAAGAATTACAGAACAATGGGTAGAAAAGAACTACCTGAAAGTAAAGGAAACATTGCAGTTCTTTCTATTGTATCCCGATTGCTTTCTTGATATGGTAACGCCCAAGAACACTAATTTCCATTTATTCTTCTACCAAAGGATTGCGCTGCGGGCCATGATACGTTATCGTTACGTTTATCTTGATGCGCCCCGAGCCTTTAGTAAATCGTATTTGGCAATTTTGGCGGGATACTTAAAGTGCATGTTCCTACCGGGCGAGAAATTCTTTATTGCGGCACCGGGCAAGGGACAATCCATTGGCATCATGAGCCAAAAGTTAAGCGAAATTTGGACAATATTTCCGTTCTTAAAGCGCGAACTAATAAAGTCCAATATGAGCAGCAATGAAATAAAGCTACTGTTTAAGAATGGAAGTACCTTCCAAGTTATGGGCGCATTAAGCGCCACCCGTGGTATGCGTATGAATGCGGGCATTGTGGACGAAGTAAGAGACCATGATGGCGACGTATTGAACGAAGTAGTTTTGCCCACGATGAACGTTGACCGTCGTACTGCACTCGGTGAATTAGATGAAACCGAGCCGAATCAGTCCACTATATACATAACCTCTGCGGGCACCAAGGGCACATTTGCTTACCAACAACTTATCGAACTGTTCGCCCAATCGATAATAAATCCGAAATCAACTTTTGTCATGGGATGTACATATCGTGTCCCCATGGCGCATGGACTACTCAACAAATCCTACATAGAAGACCTTAAAATGAGTAGTACCTTTAAAGTTGACTCTTTTAGCCGCGAATATTTGTCTCTTTGGACTGGCGGCAGTGCGGACGCTTGGGTAAATTACGATCGCCTTAGCCGCTACCGTAAAAAAGTTAATCCAGAATATCAAAAAGTTAGATCGAATGATAAAGATTTCTACTATATAGCAGTGGACGTAGCACGAATTGGAGTTAATACGGCAGGCGTGGTAATTAAAGTCCAGCCGCAAGAAACTGCTTTCCGTAAAACAGTGGTGAATGTGTTCTCTTACCATGACATGCATTTCGCACTCCAGTCAATAGAACTAAAAAAGTTAATTGCGGCCTTCAGTCCTCGGCAGGTGGTAGTTGATGCTACCGGTATGGGCGTTGGCCTAATGGACTTTTTAGTTATGGAGCAAATGGACGATAAGGGCAATGTATGGCCGCCTTATTCTTCTTTTGTTAAAGGTGACGACTATTATGACTACCCAGGCGAGAAAATCCTTTGGCCGCTTAAAGCTACTCCCAAATTGAATAGCCAAATCCATACCAATTGTTATAACCAACTTGTAGGCGGCACCATGCGGTTCCTCATTCCTGAACAAGAAGCCAAAATCCGTCTTCAGGCACTTAAAAAAAGTATCCGTATGACACCTGCGGACAAATTACTGCGGCTTAGCCCGCACATGGAAACAACAAAAATGTTGGATGAGATTTGTAATTTAAGAATAAAGAACATTACTGGGGATACGGTAGTTGAGCAAATCAACAAAAACATTCCCAAAGACCGTTTTTCTGCTCTTGAATATGCTTTATGGGGAATAAAGGAGATTGAAGAGCCATACTACAAAGTTGAAAAGCGGAAGAAAATAAATTTACGCAAATTTATAATGGCGAATTAATTAAGAGGTGGTGAATTCATGGCATTAACTGAAGAACAAAAGAAAACATTGTCAATTTTCACCAAGCTTTCACAGGAGATAGCGAAAGAGCGGGAAGTACCATATTATGGCGCAGGGCGCTTATTCTTCAAAGGAAGTAAAAGCTATCAATTCAATGAGGACGATGTGAAGGATACCCTGGCAAACATGGATATTGCCACTATGCGGCAAATATCGCAGTTTTTCTATGAAGGGTCTACTTCATATCGCCGTATTTTGGACTTTTATACGGGCATTTTCCTTTACTATTACCATTTCACCATTAGTAACATTCCCGCAACAGCGGAAAAATCCTATGTAGAAAGCCGCTACAATGAGGCCCTTACTTATCTTGATGCGATATGCGCGGGCGGCACCATCCGGGATATTGTTACACAGGTAATGGTAGAGGGTATTTATTATGGTTATGTTGTGGTTTTTGAGAAAACTAAAACTGCGGTATTAACCAAACTTGACCCAGACTACTGCCGCACTCGTTTTAAAAGTGCCTATAATACGGACCTGGTAGAATTTAACACTCTTTACTTCGATACTTTGACAAAAGAAGATCGAGAATTTGTGCTCGACCGCATGCCGCGTGAAATTAGTGTCCATTATCGTCGTTTTAAGGACAACTTAGAAGAAGACCCGTGGGCGATTTTCCCTGTTGGTACGGCTTGCGTCTTCTATATGGATAGTTCAGACGGTAACCATGCACCGCCCTCCTTTGAAACTATTGTTGATGTTTTAAATTATCGCGATGCGATAGAGCTTGAAAAAGATAATGATACTCAGCAGTTAGAGAAATTGCTGGTACAGCGGTTTAAACTTGATGAAGATGCGGACTTAGAGCTTTACCTTGAAGAACTTGCGGCCATACATAAAGGTACGGTTGATATGTTCAAAGATAATGATTATGTGGATGTTTTAACTACTATTGCTGAAGAAGTCAAAATGATTGATAGCAGGTCCGCAACTTCTGCTACAACCGCAACTAACAATAACATTATTAAAATGATGTTGCCAAAATATGAATCGAGCGGCCTTAGTAGCGAGCTATTCTATTCAACAACGGCTACGGCATTGACCTACTCCATTCAAAATGCGACCTCCTTCATCGGCCGCATGAATGATAGAATTGCGAATTGGCTTTCGGTTTTTGTTTGGCGTAATGTTTCTTTTGGCGAAATGCGGCCAATAGTAGAAATCTTGCCTGTAACTATTTATAATAAGGATAAAATGGTACAGAGCTATATCACTGCGGCCCAGAGTGGATATTCTAAAATGGTACCGTATATTGCCAATGGCAATAAACAGTCTACACTCTTGTCCTCTATGTTCATTGAAAATGAGATTTTGGATATTCAGGATAAACTGATTCCGCTTAAGAATTCTTATACACAAAGCGGCAATGATTCTAATGGAGACGGCGTTACTACTAGAGGCCGTCCCACAAAATCAATAGACGAAAAGACAGAAGAAACAATTAGAACTGAAGACCAGAGAGGAGAGTTAAGAGAATGAAGCAAATCCCATATAGTTTCGAATGTGAACCTTATGGTGACTTTACTGCTGTAACTCCTTTAATCTCCCGCGGACGACTTAGGGTTTATTATAAGGGAGAAAATAGAAACGGAGGCTTCATTACTGACGCCTTTTCCGCAAAGTTAGAAAAAAGTCTCCCTTATACCCCTGTTGTTGGAGATTATGACGAAATGCGTAAAGATTTCCGCGGGCACAATATGGATCGTAATGTTGCGACCATATACGGCATTGTTCCGGAAAATCCCAATATTGCTTGGGAGGCGCATTTGGATAAAGACGGAGTTGAACGTACTTATCTCTGTTGCGATGTATATTTATATACTGGACGCTACGATGCGGCCAAAGAGATTATTGGCAAGCCGCATTCCATGGAACTCAATCGAGATTCTTTAAAAGGCGATTGGGAGCGGCGCGGCTCTGATGAAGTATTTGTATATCAAGATGGATTTTTTGATGGACTTTGCGTGTTAGGGGACAACATTGAGCCTTGCTTTGAAGGTTCTGGATTCTTCTCACATGAAACAGGAGCCATTAAAATTTTAGAGGATTACGTTCGCAGTAAGACTAATAATTTAGAAGACGTTGGTCTTGGAGGTAAGAAAATGGAAGAAGATAAGATTTTAGATTCTGAATTAGATCTTGAAGTCGAAATCGAAGCTGAAGCCGAAACCTCTAATGATTTTGAAGAGATTAAAGTTCCTACCACTGACCCCGAAGAGGATAATGGTACAGAAAAGGGTGAGGAAGAGGATAATAAAGAGGCCGAAGAAACTGTAGAAGAGCCTACAGACGAACCTAGTGACGAAAGTTCCATGGAACAGGCCGAATTATCCACTCCCGAAGAGGAATTAGCATCTGAGTCGTACATAGAGGAAGACGAGGATGAGGATAAAGATGAGGATGAGGACGATAAGCATGATAGATGCGAGCTTTCCTCCGAAGCGTCTTTTGAAGATGTAAAAGCATACTTCCCCTCTGTCTCTGAGGAATTTGAAATTCTCAATGACAAAATTTTAGAGTATTCGACTAATATTGCTACTCTTGAAACGAAGGTACAAGAGCTTAACAATGCTCTGTCTGTTTATCAGGCCAAAGAGCAGGAAGAAATTAATGCTCGTAAGGACGCTCTTTTAGAAGAGTACTCCATGTATCTTGATGATGAGGCTTTAGCCGCTCTGCGGGACAAGGCTTCTGATTATACTGTTGAAAATTTGGAGAAAGAGCTTCTCTTTACTGCTAAGAAAGCTAATCCGAATTTCCTAAAGGTTCAGGACGGTTCAACCTTTAGTTCTCTTCGCACACAGGGAAAAGAAGGCATTTACCGCATCTTGGAAAATTATAAACAAAAGCAGAAAAATTCTTAATTTATTAAGGAGGACATACAATGGCTCTTGTCAAATTGACAAAAGAAGGTTATGGTCAGTTAGAGCGCAATCGCTTCCAGAACCATAATATTGAAGCCCAGTGTGAACTTGATGCTAGTGTTTTTGCTAATGGAGCAGAAGTAGGTTCTATCGTCGCTGTTGACAAACCTGCGGGAAAGATTAAGCTTACAGGCGCCGTCTATGGACTGCTTTCCAATGCAGAAACCCTTTACAATCCCCTTGCAATGGGACTGAAGGACTATCATGTAGAGCCTGGCAAAATGGCAGTTGTCAACTTCCTCGAAGTTGGTAATACCTTTACAACAAATACAGTAGAGTATGATAGCGCAGCTTATGCTAATGGCGTTGCCGATATTAAAGCTGCTCTTGATAGTGGTACAGCTATCTATGGCGCACAGGATAGCAGCAATGGCTATATCGCTCTTGCTAGCTCGATGGCAGCTTCCGGAGTTGCACTCCAGGTTGTTCGTACATCCACAATGCCTGATGGCCAGGATGCTATCAAATTCATCGTGCTCCGTGCACAATAATTATAGGAGGATAGAGTAATGACTAATATGAAAGAACTCGTAGCTCTTGGTGTTAGTGCTATGACAAAGAATCCTCCGGCAGATTATTCCATTGACGATGTTAATGGCTCTTTCCGTGAGGAAATTCGTAAGTTAGCGGGTGACCCTGCTTCTTATCGTAGAAATAAACTTGATCTGTTTGAACTGATGGAGAGAATTCTTGACGAAGTTCTCCCGAAGCAGGTACTTGATCGTTACGGCGTTTGGGCAGAGTTCCTGAATGTACCGAACGGCACAAAGGCTGTTTTCAATAAGAAAGTTGGCCGTGCTCGTGCAAAATCTTATGTTACTCGCGTAGGACTTGATGGTGTCTTCGAGACATTCCGTCTTGACCGTGCAAGTTTCGAGATTACAACTGAGGCTATTGGCGTTGCGGCAGTTATCTCCTGGGATCGCTTCCTCGCTGGCCAAGAGGATCTCTCTGAGTATCTCGATGTTATCCTTGAAGGACTTGATGAGTATGTTTACAAGATGATTGCTTCCGCAATCAATGCTTCTGCAAATGCAACTCGTCCGAGCAACACCGTTGCTTCTGCTTCTAACTTTGATGCTACAAAGTTCGACGCACTTATCAATGTTGTTCGTGCTTATGGTAACCCCATCATCGTTTGCACTCCTGCTTTCGCAGCAACAATTCCTGCAAACTATGTGATTGGTAGTTCCTATGGCAAGGTACCGGAGCGCGACGCTATGGATATTCGTGAATATGGATATATTCAGATGTATCATGGTTGCCCCGTTATGGTTATCCCGAATAGCTTTGTCGATGAGACAAATACCGAGAAGGTCCTTTCCGACCAGTTCGCGTACATTGTCCCCGCGATCAATTCCAAACTTGCTACTGTTGTCTTCGAAGGCGGACTGCAGCTTGACGAGTGGAAGAATAAAGACCGCACAATCGAACTTTCTGCTTATCAGAAAGTCGGCGTTGGCATCTTGCATGCTAATGATTGGGCTATTTATCAGAATACCGCTCTGTAATTTTATTAATAGAAGGGGGCAGAGTCATCTCTGCCCCTATTTTGAGTAAAGGAGATTATTCTTATGAGTAAGATAAAAATTAGAAATACCATTAATCATTCTGTTATTTTATCCGTTGAGGATTTGCGCCTCCGTAGAGAGATTTTGCCGAACCAGGTAATTAATATTGATTCGGATAAATTTGAAGAGGCTATGACATATACTGGAGTTAAGAATCTTTTTAAATACGGGTATTTAAGAGTTGAGGGTGCATCAGAAGAAGTTATTGACGCAATGGAAGATGCGGGCCTTAACGATGAAGAAATTCAAGGCTTCCTTTCTATGGATGAGTTAGTGAAACTGTTTGAGGAAGGTAGTGTTGAGGAAGTTAAAAATGTTCTTGCGGGATGCCCTCAAGAGAGACATAATTCCATCCTTGAGGCGATGGACCAGACAAAGAACCTAGAATTTTCGAAAGTAAAAGCCGTAAGAGATTTACTTGGCTTAGATTATATTAAATATAAAAATCAAAAAGACGATCTGATGGGTTAAAGAGGAAGGCAAAATGGGCACAAAATGTTCAGAAGTTTATGATGCCTTTTTGAGTAAGATAAAAGACTATGAGTTTGGAGAGCTTGATTACGATGTAATGCAGTATGATTTAATGTCCATGCTGCGGGCCGCAATAGCTGATTTCCGCCTATGCAAAGTTTCATTGGAAATTAATGATAGGAATAAGGATAACCCAGTTTTTGTGGAAACTTTGACAAATGAAGAAATTCAAATTCTGGCGACCATTATGAAGAGAGAATGGTTCCGCCGCATTATTGCCGATACTGATGTGTTGCTGCAAAAGTTTGGTGAAGCCGATTTTGAATTTAAATCCCAAGCCTCCCATTTAAATGCCTTGAATAAAGCCGAAGTTCAATTAATTGATAAGGAAGTTAAGAAGAAACTTAGCTATTACAGTCGAATAAAAGACGGGGAGATTTTCGATTATGGAAAACTTGCAGGGAAGAACTCTTGAGAACTCGGTTTGTTTAGACGGCTATAGTAATTATCTTATTGGAAAATATTTCGGCATTTTAAAAGATAGGGAAAAGGGAAAAGATTACGATAAATTGCTTAGTTCTCTTGTTACTGATCTAATAGGAGCAGTCGAAGAGTATGACTGTATTAATTTACAGAGGTTGTTTTATAAAACTTTAAGTTTAAAATACCTCGCTTATCCGCTTTTCCGTGAAAATATAATGGAGTGTATTCAACTGGTAAAGAGTATTTTTAGTATGGAGGATTGATATGAGTAATTATCTTGATATGTACCGTGCTAGAATATACCGTAC